TAGAACATGCCATTCGCTAAACGCGATAGTACAAAGAAGTTTTATACAGGATTAAACCTCCTTAAGAGTTATTGGAAAAGCGTTCTCGATAATGTGAATTCAAATTCATACCAGTTGAGTGAAGCTGCAAACAATCTTATGTACCTTTGTGCAGAAACAGAGGAAGAGAAGAAGTTCCGCAAGCTAGCACTCATTGCCTTCTACGGTAACAAACTGGGATACAAGGTTCCTAATTCAGTGGACCTATCGAGTAACGAAGAAGCCGATCCACTTGCAACAATGGTAGATCAGATGCTTGATAACTTTGGGGGAGTAAAGTGAGCGCAGGATTTCATGTACCAAGAGCGGAAGCGGAAAGCTTCTCGAAAGTCTGGAACAAAGGCGGAATTACAATTCTTCTATCACCAGAGGCAATTGACTTCGCAACAGACTTCGCAAACGTAGTTCTGAGAAACTTCATTCAAGTTTGCCAAGAGCAAGCAAAGAACGCCCCAAAGTCTAAACAGATTATTATGGAAGGCATTAAGTAAAGTTTATTTCACGGTAGCTCAATTGTTAGAGCGCTCCGCTGTTAACGGAGACGATGTAGGTTAGAGTCCTACCTGTGGAGCCACATTGCTCCGTTCGTTCAACGGATAGGACATTGCGCTACGAACGCAAGGATACAGGTTCAAATCCTGTGTGGAGCACCATTATGGAAGAAATTTACACTAATGTATTTGTAGGAGACGATTCTGACTATGAGAAAGTTGCCGAAAAGAAAGATTGGCGGACAGTAAGACTCTGTAAGTTCGGGCCGGGTGGACACAAGGAAACCTTAGGTTACGATACAATGGGTGCTCCAAAAGGTAAGAACTACCTTTCAGTTGAAGCTCCAAACAGACTTGCTATAAACATTATAGACATGGATGATCCTAATATGATTCCATTAGAGTGTATCTCAACTGCACTCAATTATATTAAAGCTAAATTATCAGAAGGTTTCAAAGTATTAATAGCTTGTAATCGCGGCCATAGTAGAGGACCTACTACTGGCCTTTTGTTTTTGCGAGCGATAGGGGACATGCCTCACAACTTTGTTACTTCAGAGCGAATCTATAGAACTATATACAAGAACTATGATCCCGGTATGGGAATGAGACAAGTTGCAAGAAGTCAATGGTCAAACATAAATACCATGCTAGGAGATAAATAAAATGGCAGATGCAGGAAAGAAGATTGCTCAAGATTTAGGAGATGCTTACTCAGGAAAGACCTTTGTAAAGGGTATCAAAGATACTGCTAGTTCGCTAGTTGACAAAGCAAAGGCTGCTTATAATTCTAGCCCACTACATGACGCACTTAGCACACCTAAGCCTGAGACTGTATATAAGTACGATGACAAAGCAGTAGCACCAAAAGCACCAGCACCGGCAGCTAAGAAAATGCCTTCCTATGAAAAAGGTACGCATAGAGTCCCTAAGACTGGACCAGCGCTACTACACAAGGATGAAGCAGTTCTACCAAAGCACGAAGCCGAAGCGTACAGAGACGCAAAGGGCGAGTTAGGCGGCGGGTCAGCTAAGAAAGAAATTAAGCACATTGTAACAAAGAAAGCTAAGTCTGGTGGATTCATTCACGAGCACCACCACACACATCCAGAGCAACATCCTATGGAAGAACATGTAACTCCTAACCAAGACGCAATGGTTCAGCACATGATGGAGAACATGGGGCAACCTAATCCGGGTGAAGCTGAGGCAGATGCAGGACAGAGCGGTATTCCTCAAATGGGGGCGTAAGATGCCGGATACAAAAATATTTATAGGTGACGTACTGAAAGGTATGGGACCGGGACTTCTTAGTGGTATAGGCGATGCTCTAACAGATGATGGAGATAAGCCTAAGCACTTCGAACCGAAAGATAACGGCGGTAAGCCAATGCCGTCTTACAAGACAGGAACCGATAGAGTTCCTAAGACGGGACCCGCGATGCTTCACAAAGACGAAGCAGTTCTTGACAAGAATGAAGCTGAAGAATATAGGGATCAATCATCACATGTATCTCTACACCGTGCTCTGCACCACTTGAATAAAGGCGGACTACACAGAGCGCTTGGTGTACCGGAAGGAGAAAACATCCCGGCTGATAAACTTAAGGCTGCAAAGAATTCGACTAATGCACACGTTAGACACATGGCTAACTTCGCATCTACGTTGAAAGGATTTAAGCACTAACGCACACGGAGGGGTATGCGTCTAGAGAAATTAGAGAAACTTTATCAAGACTGTAGACAAAACCCAAACTATCAGTTTAAAGATTTAAGCGAAGAAGAATTCATGGATAAGGCAACCAAAGCTTTCAACAAGCTTCAGAAGCCTCAAAAAGCCAAAGTGATGGATAAGTATAACGACCAACTCACTAAGGCCGGAATTAAGTTTGATGAATCTAACTATCCTGAAGTTATAGCTACTGTAGCCAAATATAGATTACTTGCTCAGACAAATTTGTACTTTTTGTGCCATCTGCTTGAAAGTTATAATCAAACTACACTAGGGACACATGAAGAGATATGCAACGCATTCTTCGTACAGAAGGACCCTACTTATCTAACTTTTGACCATTTTGCCGATCAGTACACGGATTTGAAACAAAGAATGCTACTCGTACCCAGAGGCGGTTTCAAGTCTAGCCTTAACATGGCTGATTGTGTACAGTGGGTTATCTGTTATCCTGAAGTTACTATCGCCATTCTTACAGGTGTTTTGCAACTTGCTAAGGACTTCGTTGGCGAAGTTAAAATGCATTTCACGCATACAGAAGCAGGAACAGATAACAAAGGCAAAGCGGCATACGATGTTAGACAGATCATGGACAAGACTACTGGCGATTGGTCAGCAAGTATGTTCCAAGTTTTATTTGCAGAGCATTGTTTGTCTCCGTTGGAAGGCAACCAGTTAGAATTTCAGACACCCGCAGCGGAAGAAAAGAAAGAGCCGTCTGTAAGAGCCGCGTCTATCGACCAAGCTCTATCAGGTAGTCACTATAACGTTCTGAAGTTGGATGACGTTGTTACTAACGAGAACACAAAGACAGAAGCGAGAATCAAAGACACTATCAAGCAAATAAGTATCGATAACGGTCTGTTGAATCCTAATGGGTTCTATGATGTTATCGGAACTTGGTACGACGAACGAGACTACTACGGTGTAACTATCCGTAAACTTGAGAAGAGAGCCAAAGAAGAAGGGCCAAATCTAATCAAGGGTTCAGTGGATAGTGGAAGATTCAACGCAGAGATTTCCTTTAAACTTTACCTAAGAGCATGTTGGTGGCCTACAAAGGCCGCGCAAGCTGCCGGTAAAATTGAAGAAGAGATGGTTAAGGCGGACTATGAACTATGGTTCCCTGAACGTCTAACATATGAATTCTTGAGAGAGAAGCAGAAAAACGATTCTGACTTGGATGACGAAGAGGGCGATACCGGCTTCTTTGCTATTAAGTATTTGAACAATCCAAGAAAGATCAATCGTGTTAAGTTCCCGAAGGAACTACTACTAAGATGCACTATTCCTCACAATCAATTCCCTTCACAGGGTATTGTAGTTACAACAGTAGATACAGCGTACAGTACTAAGAGTTGGGCGGATTACACAGTCATAATGACGGCGCTCATCTTCGGCGGACGCTTCTACATATTGAACATGGTGAGAGGAAGATTCAACGAATACGACTTACCCAAAATTATTGCCACAACCGCAAATAAGTGGAAGCCTAAGAGAATCGCAATCGAAGATTCTGTTGGTGTTAAGTGGATGGGTAGAGAACTTAGACGGGAAATGGACGCGCTTAGAATTTCCATTCCAGTTGAGTTCGTCTCGCTAGGACTTGGTAGCAAGCTTAGAAGTAAGCAACTCAAAGCTAAACCAGTATTGAGATTACTTGGGGATCAAAGAATGTTGTTCCTTAACTCCTGCGAAGGACTTGAGGAAATATACAATGAGCTAGAAAAGTTCACAGGAACGTCAGACGATAAGAATGATGATATAGTCTCGGCGCTATCACTTCTTGTTGAACAGTTCATTGGATACGCAGACGTTGACAGTAGATTGAATTCCATTAATCAGGAGTATGTTTCCAATCAGAAATCAAAGGATATACATGACAGGATGTATTGCTTAGGGAAGTATTCAAGACTGAACGAAGTATCAAATTCAATTGATGAGAACCCTAACACACAATGGTCCATGTCACAGGCGCAATCGTTGCAATACTCGAATGAGGTAGATATTGACCCATTCAAGGATTTGATGTAGGAGACAAGCAATGACTGAGAAGACGCTTGACAAAGTGAAAGAATCCATAATAAAGGATTTTAATAAGCAGTTTCCAAAAGAGAAACTATATGGAAAGGTCTTCTCAATCTACGTGCTTGACAGATACGCAACACTCCTGTTGAGAATCTATAAGAAAGCTAATAAACGGGAGCAAGATGGCATTACTTGAGAATGATGGTCAGAAAGGAACGGCTGATTTAACGCCTAAAGATTACACTTTACAAGGCGACATTAACAA